GCCGAAGGTATGGCAGGCGCTGGCGAGGAGGACGGAATGATATGCGCGAGCGGTTGAGAGTGTGGTTTAGGCGGCTTCGGGCGTGGAAGCCGTGGACTCCTAGGTTGGCGTTTGTCTTCGCCAGCGCTCCGTATGAGCGATACGAGGTGTTTTTCGNAAGCAAACAGGAAGTCATGTCCTGGGCGCAGCAGGCGTCCTTGCACGGCGTGATCCTTGTGGACGACTATTCCGTTGACACGCCCTTGGCGAAAAAGACGGTTCCTGTCCACGGCAGNTTCTTCGTGGCGCGTATACTCGCTTGGGGCACGCACGAAAGGTGAAAGGTTCCTACAAGCCCTTGAGGGTGAAGGCCGTTGAAGCGATCGTATAGCCATGTGTATATTTATAAGCTCTACCGAGCATACATGATGTCCAAGTACGGCCCAGGCCCGTGGGCGGATGTGCCNGAGGAGGACATGTTCTACAACTGGCGGGAGCGCCATTTTTCGACCAGTGAGCTTCCCTCGGATGTGTTCGTCGGTATCAGCCAAGTCTACAGCGAGGATATTCGCAGGCGCAAACGTAGCAAGAAGTCCTCCGGCTCCCGTAACAGGCGCGTGCGCAAAACGGCAAAACCTTTCAGAATTACCCGCTACCCGATCGGCTTCTAAGCCGCTCCGTTATCGCATTAGTGTTGACACGGCGGGGTTTACATGCTAGTATATACTCAAGCCGCATTGTCTATAACGGCCAGGCATGTGCGCCTGGTCTTTTGTTTTGGGTGATAGCGTTGGCTGAACCGCCGCAGATGCTGTTAGCAAACATCCTCAAAGAGGCCCTTGACAAGGCCCGTGTGTTCAGCGACCGCTTTATCGTGCCCGACGACTTCATGCTAGGCCACCCAGAGCGGGAGAAGATGATCGTCTACCTCAAGGCTTTGTCCTGGAAGGGCACCGAGAGCGGCGCGGCGGACAGCGCCCGTGTGTCTGTGTGGAAGGTCCGCAACGAATGGCGCAAGCACAAGGAGTTCGTTGAGATGGAGCAGCTCGCCCACGAAGCCTGTACGGACCTTGTGGAAGAGACTGCGCTCATGCTGGGCTACCTCAATGGCGATCAGAGGATGATTGAGCGCGTTCTCAAGGCTCGGCGCGGTGATCGCTACAACGACCGTCAGGAGATTACCGGCAAGGGCGGCGCTCCGATTGAGTTCACCATCAACCTGGGCGGCGTGCCGAGGCCGCAGAGGCTCGAATGATCCGGGTGCGGGAGTTTGACCTCTCAACCGTATACGTGCCCACGGAACGCCAGCGGGTGTTCCACTCCTGCCCTGCCGATGTGGTGTTGTACGGCGGGGCTGCTGGCGGCGGCAAGTCCGAAGCCTTGTTGTGGGAGGCCTTCATCCAATGCGTGGAGACTCCCGGCAACAGGGCTTTGCTTTTGCGCCGCACGTTCCCGGAGCTGAATCGGTCTCTGATCCAGCGCAGCTTGGAGAAGTTCCCTCGCAGCGTTTGCGAGTGGAGAGCCAGCGAGAAGGCGTGGTACTTCAAGAATGGTTCTGTGTTGGAGTTTGGGTACTGTGAGCGAGAGTCCGACGTCCACAAGTACCAGTCGTCTGAGTACGGCTTCATCGGCTTTGACGAGCTAACCCACTTCACAAAGTACATGTGGACGTACCTGGTCGGCTCCCGTCTTCGCTCCACGGTCCCCGGTGCGTGGCCGAGGGCCAGGGCCGCAAGCAACCCAGGGAACATCGGCCACCTTTGGGTCAAGGAAATGTTCGTGGACAAGGGCCTGCGGGACATCGTTTGGGAGGACGAGACGGGAGTCCGGTACGCTTTCATTCCGGCCAGGGTTCAGGACAACCCACACCTGCTCAAGAACGACCCGGACTACATCCGCCGCCTGCAGAGCTTGCCCGAAGCGGAGCGCAGGGCGCTGCTCGAAGGCGACTGGAACGTGTTTGCCGGGCAGTATTTCCCCGAGTGGCGTGAGGACATCCACGTCGTCGAGCCTTTTGAAATCCCCCGCTGGTGGAAGCGGTTTCGTAGCTTGGACTACGGCCTGGACTGCACGGCCTGTTACTGGTGGGCGGTTTCGCCGGAGGGCAAGCTCTACGTCTACCGTGAGCTTTACAAACCCAACCTGACGCTCACGGAGGCTGCTGAGATCATCCTCAACATGACGCCGAAAGAGGAGATTATCAGCTACACCGTGGCCTCCCCCGACCTGTGGAACCGCCGTCAGGATCGGGGCATTTCCGGTGCAGAGATCATGGCCCAGGCCGGGCTGAAAGGTTTGGTCCCGGCTGACAACCGCAGGGTTCCAGGCTGGCGGGCGTTGCGGGAGGCGCTCAAGCCCTACGACGACCTGAACAGCGAGCCTGACCCCGTGACGGGACAGCCTCGTAAGACGGCCCGCCTGCAGATATTCCGCAACTGCTACGAACTTATCCGCACCCTCCCCGCTCTCGTCCACGACGAGAACGACCCGGAGGATGTGGCAGATGAGTGCGAGGACCACGGTCCGGAGGCCATTCGGTACGGTATCATGTCCCGCCCGCCGAAGACGGTGAGCCNGCNCGAGCTGTACGAGCGCAGGCGCAGGCGGGAAAGGCTTACACGACCTGTGGTGAGTTCCATCACGGGGTATTGAGGGAGGCGCCGTTGTGACTCAAGAGCAGCTTCAGGCGTTGTGCCAGGAGTGGCAAGCNATCNTGCGNCTGCAGGANTGGGACGTGCGTTGCAAGATTGTCCGGNNGCGCGAGTTAGAGGGTGAGCNCGCTGGCGAGTGTCGGTGGCAACTGGACACCAAACAGGCGCTCATCCGTATCTTGGATCCCATCGACTGGCCGACCGACTGCGAATGGCCGCAGGACATCGAGCAGACGCTCGTCCACGAGTTGCTGCACCTCCACATGGCGCCGTTCCAACCCGAACACGGTACGTTGGAGCACGTGACGATGGAACAGGCGATTAAGAGCATCGCGACCGGACTGGTTCGGTTGCGTCGCGCCTGTGGGNCAAGAATTGGAGAGGGCGTGACGATTAGCAATGCCGTTCCGCAGTAAAGCCCAGCGCCGTAAGTTCTACGCCATGGCGCAGCGGGGCGAGATCCCGNGGGAGACGGTCCGCGAGTGGGAGCGCAAGACCGGCACGCGCAAGCTGCCGGAGCGTGTGAACAGGCGCAAAGGTGGTAAGTGATGGCTTCTCCGCTGGTGCAAGTAGAACAACCGATGTTCCGCCTTCCTGCCGACTTCAACCGCGAGGCGCGCACGGCAGAGCTTGTCACTCGTTTCGCTTACGCCGAGTCGTGGCGCAAGCAATACGACTCGAAAGCGTTGGAGTGGTATAAGCTCTATCGTGGCTGGCGGGAGAAGGCTCACATTGAAGGGCGTAGCAACCTCCACATCCCCAAGACCTACGAGTACCTGGACTCTATCCGGGCGAGGATTGTCAAGTCGTTCTTCTCTACACGCCCGTACCTGGAGTTCATCCCTCGCCCGTTTGTGGGCGCTACGCCGGAAATCATGGCCGAGAACGCAGAGAAGGCTAAGGTCGCCTCCGCTCTTGTTGACGAGCAGTTGGACCGCAACGGTATCAAGCGAAAGTTTTACGACTTCATTACGTCCGTCCTCATCTTCCCCGCCGGGATTATGTCGGTAGGCTGGCGTGTGGAGGACCGGACGGTGCGTATCCCCATCCCTCGCCTTGCCAATCCGATTGACGTGGTGTACAACGGGGCGCAGCCCGAGTTCGTTGTAGAGTACCAGGAGATTTCGGAGCGTGTGTGGGACGACAACGAGATTCAGGTCGTGGATTACTTTGACTTTTGGCCTGATCCGAGAGGGTATGACCTTGATTCCTGCAGATTCGTTTTTCAGCGGGAGTGGTTGTCGAGAGAGCAAATTGAGCAAAAGCTGGCCGTGCTCGAAGAAGCAGGTCTCGGGCGTGTGTTTCCTATTGACTGGGAGAAGGTCCATTCTGTTTCCAACATCCAGGACGGGCGTTATGAGCGCATGAGCGCCGTAGGACTCGCACCCGAGACTACCGACGGCTTTTGGGCCGACGAGAAGGGTGTACGCATTGGCCTGACCTACGAGGTCCTGCACTATTGGGAAGACCAGCGCTACGCCATGCTCATCAACCGCTGCGAACTGGCATACGAGGGTCAGAACCCGTACTGGAAGCACGGTAAGAAACCCTACGTGGTCGCCAGCTTCGAGCCGTTGCCTAACGAGTTCTACGGCATGAGTGCTGTGGAGATCATCCAGCACTTGCAAGCGGAACTGAACACTCAGCGGAACCAGCGTATTGATAACGCCAGCATGGTCCTAAACCGCATGTGGAAGGTGCGGCGTGGAGCCGACATTGACGAGTCGGAGCTTGTCAGCAAGCCACACGGCATTATCTACGTGGACCAACCGGATGACGTGACGGAGATTTCGTTTTCCGATGTTCCCTCCTCCGCTTACATTGAGGGCAACGTCATTGAAAGGGACATGGAAAACGCTCTCGGCGTGCCGCCCGTGGTGCGCGGTGTAGACC